CCGTCGCCGTCGAACCCCATGTACCGAGACGCACGGACGACCTTCGCCGGCAAGCGACCAATGGCCGCGGCGTCTCCGTCGGGCTGCACCATGGCGCGGTCCACACGATCGATGAGCCGTTGCGCGATCATGGTGAGGCGATCGAAGGGCGCTTCGATTGACGCCTTCACCGGGATCTTTTCATTCTCCACTAACACCACTTGCTGAAGCGCGGCCACATCTCGATACACGGTGATACTGACCGTCGACGCGGGTGCGGTGAGCATCGTCACCGTACCGCCGGTGGGGTAGTGGCCGAGAGCATCCGCAGTTCCGGATACCGTGTAATGGGTCGTCATCACCTTGATTGTTTGCGCCCCAGTGGCAAGGATTGTTTCGATAACTACCAGGTCATCGGCACTGTGAAATGGAAAGGTGATGGGGACGCCGGTACTGATCCCGTTACCTAAGAGTGTGGTGCGGTTGAGTCGGTTAGAAATGGTCATTTTTCTATGGCTCCATCCATTGCATCGTGAACGTCCTGCATCATCTGTGTACCAGCCCTACTCAGATTTATCATTTGGAAATATGCCGTATCGATCAATTGCTGTTTGTCACTTTCGCTGAACTGAGGATTCCCATATACGTCTCGAATGTATTTACCTAAGTCTCCAATTACTCTTCTTAAGTCCGCGGCTTCGTCCCATGCAGCAGGCGCCATCGCTCGAATTCGCGCGGCTGCGGCTACATCTGAATCTTCGAGTTTCCGAATCCACGAGTCATAGTACCGCTTTTCTTTGAAATACTGGTCGTTAAAATCTTGAATCGACTGCGCGGTTGCGGTTGGATACCTGATCGTAAAGGCTTTCACAATCGGAATGTCGTCTAAAGTAGACAACGGTTTAATAGGATCGGGCAACACACCGGCTTCCCGAAGTGCTTTGTCTGCCGTTTGCAGCACGTACATGCCGAGTCCACCAGTCCATGCGCGTACATAATTTTCAATTAAGATAGGGGAAGTTAATGCACGCGCCACACCCGCAATTGGCCCTCGTTCTAGCGATCGATCCCGCATCCCAGGGAACGCGGCCATTGTAGCGCCGAGTTGTTTCGCCAGTTCTGTAGTGTACTGCGTATATTGGTATTCAGGGAGTAGCCCTTCCACATCCGACGGGATCAGCGGTTGATCGGTGAACGTCGATCGATTGGCGAACTGTTCGACCACCGGCGCCGGTGTCGTGGGCATCGGCACAGGGATGAAGTTGGAAAGGATCGACGCTTCCAAATCTTTAAACGCCTTGGGGTTTTCTTCCGACCACGCCTCTAACATTCGCTCTGGAATGCTCCCGAACAAGATGCCGGCCGAGTGCGCTTTCGGAATTCTGTAAATGTGGTCCTTCGTCATCACGATCCACATCGTATCTTTTTGCCAACGTGGAATATCTTTCCATTGCGGATCATCCTTGTTGTTCAACCACAGGAGAATGGATGGGAGCGTAATTGCAGCGAAAGCCTTCGCCGAGGTTTCAAACGGTTTTTCGGCAAGGCCACGGTACATCCTGTCCTCGCCTTGTAGACTCGCGTTCCAAAACGCGGAGAGCATACTAAGCGCGCGGGTTTTGGCCCCGTGGCGCGCAAAGTCAGTGAGTTCTCGCGCCGCGAATCCACCTTCTTGAATCGCTGCTTTTTCAGTAAGCCCCCCAGATACGCGCTTAAACTCTCCAAGGCGGGTCGAGTTCTCCGCGAGTTCTGTGAGGATTTGTAAGATGTGAAGGGGGCTCTTCACCACGTTCCATGATTTCTCCATCACCGTCTTATTCGCAAGTAGCGACTTCATATGGTCTTGAAGATACTGCCGATCCATCGCCACGATCGTGGCGTTCGCGCCGCCTGATTTTAAGAAGTTTTGGAAGTCTGTATCTTTTTTAGCCAGGGATGCCAAACCCCTCATGAAATCCAACATCGGGATGTACCCGGCTTTTGACAGCAAAAACGCCATCTGTTGGTCACGAATGATGTTCCGGAAGATGAAATCCGGTGACAGTACCGCGCCGGCGCGAAGTGTTCGGGCGGGGAGTGTAAATACTTTCATCAATAGCCCGGCGGTTTCTCCATCCGCCGCTTTGAACGCCTCTGCAAGATCCTTATCCACTTCATACACGTTGCGCTTCCCGTTCTCGAACACCGCGATTTCGTTATTTCGCAAGGGTTCTTTGATCGCGCGGAAAATTGTCGCCACTTCGTGGGGGAGGCGAATATCAATTTCAGGAATGTATTCGGTTTTCTCAATCTCTTTAATGAGCGTTTCAACCGTGGTTTTTGATTCCGTCGTTGTGGTGCCACCCCCTGACTTCGCCTCTAAACGCGCAATCATCTGCTCGGCTTCGCCTTTACTGAAGCCCCTCGCTGAAAGCGCTTCAAACACTCGATCCCGCACTATCTTTCCTTGTTTCGATTGCGGGGCCGCGTCTTCTCCCCCAATGGTTTCAGACTTCGATTCACTGGCTGATTTCGTCGCAGTTGTTCGTTCGGTTGAGGTTTGTTTGCGAACCGTCACGAACTCATCAAATAGCGCCTTGATTTCGTTTTCTCGCAATGTCGTCGCTTGTATCTTCTGAGGAACCTTTCTATAAAACGTCTCTGGCGCCCCTGACTTGTTCGCCATCTCAATGAACTTCAGACCTACCGCATTGTGTTCGGCCATCGCCACATACAGGTAGGTATTCTTAATGACGGACTCGATCGGGTCGATGGTGTGGCGATCTGACCCCTTGATCTTTTTAATCGGCGAACCACCCCCGCCCCTGTTAAATCCAAACCCTCCTGATTCGTCGTCCATCACGCGAAAGAACGGCACATACTCTTTGTTAGCGTCCATCATCGCTTTGTGGGCGTCTTCTGAGATCACACCGGCGTCTTTCAAATACTTCGTCAATCGGTTCTGGTAGTTCGTGAGTTCCCGTGCAACAGCCTCAAAGTGCTTCCCTTCCTTCACCACGACCTTCGCGGCTTCAACATCAAACCCCGGTTCAATCCCGCGCGCGGCGAGCTCCACCGTTCGGCGTGACGCGATGTAGGCGCGGAAGCCGTTGAGATCGACCTTCTCAGGGCTCGTAATTTCCGGCAAATCCCTGCCCGCGCCTTTCTGCAAAATGGCTTTGAGACTCGCGCCGTTATTGTCGTAAGTCTTAAAGTCATACGTGCCATACTCTAGGAACTGCGTGGCCTTGCCGAACACCCCTCGCGTCAGTCGCGCCAATTGATACGGGTCATCCACTGTAGGCAGTTCTTCTTTGTTCTTCGTGGCTTGCTTTACCGCTTCACGGAACGGATTAAGATTATCCACCACGTTCGTATACAGCTTTTGCCACGTCATCGGCTCTTTATCCGTGTGTTCACCGATGGAGATTTTTGACAAGATTTTCTGTTGCGCGTCCTTTAGTGTGAGCGGTTTGGGCTCAGGAACAGGTTGACCGAGTTCATCGGCCACATCTTTGATTTGTTCATCGACCGTTTTTGACGGCTTTACTTCCTCAACCGGTACAACCCCGCGCTCTGGAGACTCAAATGTAGCCGTGACCTTTCCGTACGTGCGCGGAATCGCCACGTTTTCCGACAACATGTCTTGCCCGATGGTGACATCTCGCTCCATGTCTGCCACCAGATCATCAGGCTTCACGCCGGTTTTGGCGTAAATCTCTCGCACCTTACCCGCCGCTTTGACTGCACCTTTGACGCCTCCCACCACAACCGCCGCGTCGATGAAGTCGTTTGCGGTCGGTACCTCGCCCTCAAGTGCCTTGCTCGCTGTGACCATTGCGGTCACTTCGGACGCCACTGTAGCTGCGGCTTTGGCGGTCGGGGACGCGATCGGGAGGAATCCAGCAGCCTTGCCGGCTAATCCTGTTACGGCTCCCACAACGTAGCCTTTGCCTGTTTTAATCAGTGCATCGGCAGAGCGTTCCATGATCTCGCCAAACGTGGACGCCTCGCCTTTTTCATACTTATCCATGATGACGGCGCGAATACCTTCAGTGAGCCCCATCGCTCCGGCCATTGCGGTAACTGGCCCCCCGCTTCCGCCGACGAGTGCTCCCGCGCCATAAAACGGGGCGTCACCGGCGAGCGCGCCGATGTTCGCCGCAAATCGGGAAATCATCGGCGCGTCTTCCGAAAGCACGGTATCTGGCTTTTTGCCTTCGACTAGAAGGCCGCTTACCGATCCTGTGAGGCCCGCCATAAAGGCGTCCTTGAAATCCTTCACCGGCCTCGGTTGACCATCCGGTGTCTCTGGCGCCGTCGCTTTTTTCAAGCTTTCATCAAACGCTTTCGCCACGGGAGCGGGATCGAGGGGTGGATTGCCGAACTCTGTATCAATCTCAGCCTGATTAAACCCCGCATCACTCAACGCCTGCCGTTGCTCGGCTTGCCATTGCGAGATTTCCTCGTCGCTGTACCCGGCGTCGATCAATGCTTTTTGTTTTTGTAATGTCTCATTCATGAGCGCGCGCCTTATTCCATCGGTCTAAAAACTGTGCGGCAGTTTCTCCCGCTTTGCGCGGTTCTACCGGTGCTGGCGCCGTTCCGGGCATCGTACGAACCGCCTTCTCTAAATCGCTGACCGCATTTCGCATTTGCTCTGTGCTGTCTTTTGGAACGGGCGAAGATTGAGGTTGCGCTTGGGGCACCGGTTTCTTTTCCGGTTCGCCCCGCTTAAACCACTCAAAAATCCCCGGTGTTTTGCTTGGCGCTTTAGCCTCCGGCGGCTTCATTCCTCGGCTTAAATCCTCGCTCATCGCTTGTGCCGTCTCTTGTATTGTGGGCCTGAATTGATTGACGATTGACGGCGCGCCTAAGAACTCCGGACTATTCGGATTCAATAACGCGCGTGGATCTTTCCCGGCTTTCTTGTACTCATCGATCTTCGACCGCACCATTTGCTCGAAGTCGTAAAACTTGGCAGACCCCGTTCGATCAATCTTCCCCATTAACGGATTTGACTTATCAATCGACGGCTTTCGACTCGCCATAAACGAATCTAGTTGTTTCGACAACCGTTCGCCTTCTGGTGTCCGAAGATCCATCAACTCTTGGCGTAGCTGTTTGGTATCTTCCCACGTCACGCCCGTCCCTCGATCGGCGCTCTGTGCGAACAAGTTTTCAATCTGCGTCTCTGAGGTAATCGTACCTTTACGAATACCTTCCAAGGTCTGAACGAACAGGCGTGGATCTTTCTTAATCGGCGCTTCACGGTGCTCTTTATTCTGCGCCTCAATCATCTTAATCCAGTGTTCTTTCGATCCTTCACCCGTGGCGTTTAAATTGGAGTCGAGTATTTGCCGAGTCGTCAGACTTTTCGACGTATACAAATCGACCATTTGCTGGTTCGTCTGCTCAATCTCTCGCTTCCGTTGTCGCTCCGCTTCGGCTTCCTGTCGCCGCGCCTCCGCATCCAATCCCGCAATCCCCACTCGGGCTTCGTTTTGGAGCGCGTGTTTCGCATCCGCATCCAGGTACGGGTCCCACTGATCTCCCGTGAGCTGATTCAGCGCAATACGGGGGTCTAATCGTATTACGCCTTGGACCGCTGATTTCGCGAGTTCCGTTTTTGTCGTGCGCGCAAGTTCGTCACGCTGATCTGCCGGGATGTGGGCAAACACTCCGTTCGGGTCATTAATGACGTTCGCGGCCCCTTGCTCCAGGCGAGAGAATTGAAACGGATCGTTCATCACCGTGTTGCGGGTTGCATCCACAAAATCGCGATATTGAGACACCGCTTTGATACCCGCCGCACGGCTTTGCGCATTGCCGGCCGCAATTAAGTAGTGTCCACTCATTTCAGCGGCCCCGCGTGTCCACGCTTGCCGGCCCGCGGTCGTCTCGAAACGAGAACCCACGAGATCAAGGTTCGTGTTGATCCTCGCCATGTACTCTTCAGTGTACGAATCGTTGTCAAACGCCCCAGTGTTCTCCGCGTTTTTCAATTCGTGCGCCGCCGATGAATTGAAACGCGCTAGTTCTACCGCGGCGTCCGTGACTTCGCTCCGTGCTTTTTGATCCTCAATCATACGCTGGATCGACACCGCATCGGCCGCCGCCTGCTGAACGGACTGACCGGCGATCACCGCACCGTCCGCTGCGCCGCTAAAATCAGAGGCGAAGGCTTGGCGTGTCACTTGGGCCAGCGGAAGTTCCGAGGCCCCGCCCACTTGCTGCTGATACTCCCGAATTTGAGCCATGATGTATCCTATGAAATCGCGACTGGTGCGCCGGCGGATGAGGCCGTATGCCCAGCTGTGAAGAGTTTTGCCGCACCAGTGGCGCCTGTCAAGAGGCTACTGTATGAAGTAAACTCCGCTTGTTTCTTCGCTGATTCAGCGCCAAACAAGCTTAGCGTACGGGTATCCTCATACCCCAACGCCTTCAGTTCACCCCGATACAAGATCTGCTGCCGATCCCGTTCTGCGTTCGCGACGCTCATCTCGAGCACATCCAGCGGACTCCCGGCCATTGTCACACCAGACGCGCCATAGGCCGCGCGGATCGATCCCAATTGCATTCGGCTTTGGCGTTCCTGAATCGCCGCATCTGTCGCCGCTGATTCTCGAGCTAATGTCGCGTTGCGCCCGGCCAAATCCGCATTAAACTGCTGAGCCGCGGCCGCGCTTTGCCCTTGCGCTTGCGCGCCCATGGCGCCGATCATCCCGCCCAACATCGACACGCCTGAGAAAATTGTAATTGGATCGGCCACCGGCTACCTCTTTATCCGTGCGTACAGTGACGCATCCCCGCCATTGAGCAAAAACCCCCGCATCCGCGCCGCCTCCATGCTGAATCCTAACGCCTTCGCCCATCGGTGCCCGTTCGTAAATTCGCAGTCCACGTGCATTTCTACACGTCTAAACGGGAGTGATCCTATGAACGTTTTCACGAGTCGGTGAAGAGAGAGGAAATCCACAGCGGTCACATCTGCGCCCACAAACGACCACACAATGCCGTAATCCGGGCGCTGCGCCACCACCCCGCCGCAACAGATTGGATGCCCGTTTTTAAACACCGTGTTCGACCACATCCCCTCTAACGCTTGCGCCATAAACGGATCGATGTAGGCCATGGTCCAGCGTTGCGCTTCTTGGACATTCAAATTGTACAGATGCGCGGGCTTAAACGGACCAAACGAAATCACCGGTCTTGCGTATGCAATTGAGGCATCACCGCTAAGACGGTCCCTGGGAACATCCCGTTGAATCTCCAGGTCACATAGTTCGCGGTGGTGTACGTCCCTTCCCATGTGATTTCCACATCCCCTGAATACAGTGGCACCATGGAATCCGCCGGTGTCGTGCCTCGGTAAAACGTCGTTTCCGTCAGTTTACCAGGGCCAGTAAGATGAAATCCGGAACCGGTCTTGAGGCCGAGTGTATCATGAACACGAAGGATTACACGATGTGTACGCTGTAATTTCCCTTGTGCAGTCCCATCCGCTGCGCCTACATCCTGCCGAAGCATTTGTCCGTCGCTGTTGTAGGAATACCCCACCTGGACTTTCGAGGCCGGCGCGGTTAGGGTGATCGTCCCGGTAGGACTTACCACACGCTCCGGATGCGCCGCTCCGTCGACGAGCACGTTCACCGTTTCTCCGACAACGTGCCACAAGCCTGTAATCGTCGACACAGCGGGCCCATCGTAGGTCAAGGCGAGATCCCCGTATACCGCGTCGGCTTGCAAGTCGCCTTTCTCCCACGTCTTTGTCAGATACTCGATATACCGCACCGTACGGCCGCCGATAATACGCTTCACCGCCGCCCATACTTCGTCCCGTGTCCCGTCCGCGCTGGGCATACATGCCACGGACTCTACCGCCGCAGGAGTCGTCAGCCCAGGATCAGAGAAGCCCCCTATTTCGTGTCTCGCCCATGCCAGTACTTTTTGATCGCGCTCGTACGTGAGCGACAAGAGCGCCCCATCCTCCCGCGTCATCCACACCATGGAGTTCGGCTGCTTTTGATAATCAAGGTCGTTAATCCCTGATAGCGCCGGCGTAGTTCCTTTCGTGATGTGCTCCGAGAGTACCGTCACATCTGGCGTTCTAAACTTATCCGCCTCAAATACATACGCCAATTCTCTCAATTGACGCTTGGCGGTTTGCACAAAGAGCATAGCGTCGCCGGCCCGGATCGCTTGGATATCGGCGCTTCCCCGTGCAGTTGATGGTTTGGCTGAAACATTTGTCGGTGTCAAGGCTTCTGAGGCGGTACTCGGCCTCATCGCCCATTCGCCGTCGATCGTGCCGATAATCAGTGCTTTTTCGTCGCCTTTGAGCCACCGAATAATTTGTACTTCATCACTATTCAATGTGTATGAAATCGCATGATCGTCGGCCACTACTCCGTCCGAATCAGTCGGTGCGAAGTTTTCATAGTCGCCTGTGCGTGACATATCGATGCGCGACGGCTCAGATAGGCTCCCCGCAAAGACTAACCGATTTTCATAAAACGCCACCGCCGCAGGATACCCGGTCGTAATCGAGTACAAGCCTAGGCGCCAAAACTTCTTCGCGTTCGTGTTCGTAAACGTCCCAGTGATATCCACCGTCACAACCGTTGAAGATACCCACGTGGCGATAATCGCATACCCCCATGTGGTGCCTTCTTTTATGCGGATCAACCGCCCGACGTCAGTCGTTTGAAAACCTGTGTTGTTGTTTATTCCTGTCGTCGACGATGCTGTTATCGTCACCCCAGTACCCGTAGCCGCGCTTGGCGTTAACGTCGTATCCGTCGTGTTCGTCAGCATATACGGGCCGTCCCGCAATACCGCGTTGTTCATTGACGTAAGTGACCATGAGGTATTGGCCGTGCGCGCGAGCTTTCGAGGGGTGTGCGCGGTATGTGTCAAAAACAACACATCCGCAGATTGCACAGATTTAAGCTCAAATAACTGATCTTCATCGTACGGCGATGTGATCTCGTAGACTTTTGAGATACTACCCCCGGATATGTACGCCCCGAACCCGACACTGCTGACGTTCGCACTATACAGCGTTTGTAACTCAAAGGTGTTCGCCCCAGCATTCAAGTTTGTAATACGGTACCGACGGTTGTTGAGTTCGCTCATTCCGACCACGCCGGATATATCCACGTGGTCCCCGTTCACGAATGTATCGGCCCCTGAGTACGTCACAACGCACGGATTGGCTTTCGTCGCCGCGGTGATCGACTGCGCGGCAAGTGTGACCGGCAGATTCCCGCGCTTGAAGCGGATGTACTGGTGCCCAAACTCCACCATGTACGCTTGTTGTGTCGAGTATTTGAATCGCAAAAGCCGGACGCGCCTTGATGAATCTTTGACTTCATCGCAAAAGTATGTCCCTGGCCGTCGTGTTACCGGCCCTTGGATGAGAGGGATGAGATTCAAACACACCTTCAGCCCGGACTTGTAGTTGTCGAACTCAACCTGCCCGTACAACAACGGCGAAACTTCACCGGTAGAGAACGAACTTTGAATGGGCGAAACCTTCGGCATTATCCTTCACTCCCGAAACGTAACCAGTTCTGTCCGCTATTCCCGGTACGCCTCGCGGTCAACCACGGAGGCTCAGGCTCTTGTGGTGAGGCTTGTTCAAACGCGTTGATTCGTCTGGCTTCGGCCCGTGCGTCTTGGTACTCGTTCATCACATCGGCTTTTTTCTGATTCGATTGTGTAATCGTCTCACAACAATGCCATGCGATTTTGCAAGCCAACATATCCACGAATAACTCATCGAACGCCGCTTCATCTGTGATTCGCGCCACGTACCGAAGATTCAACACCGTGCCTTCGTTGGTTAAAATGTGCGACACTCCGTCGATATTTTCTACCGACCAGTCTACATCTCGCGCCGGAGGGAGCACACGGAGACAATCCGCCGGGAGCGGGAATGCTTTCGCAAACCCGAACACGGGAACGGTCGCTGACGGCGCCAACACCGCCCGCTTGACAGAGAAATTCCACGAATGCGCGCGTAGCTCACGATCGCGAAGAATCGAATAACACGCCTTTACCGTCCGCGCTTCTCGTGTATCTTCATCCATCGAGGTGATGAGATTCGCGCCAAGTTTTTGCAAGGCGTGATTTGCCACCCTCGTTTGCGCGATCACTTCCGCCGGCGTCACCGCCCCGCCGGCGCCGCTGATAACATCCGATAGATCCTCGAGCATCCCACGAAGCTCTAGGACCTTCGCTTGAATATCTGTAACCGCGGTCCCGGTGTCTTTCCCTAACTTGCCGAACGTCGCCGCTAGCTGATGGTTGTCAACGAGTTCATCCCACGTGCCTCCTGTTACTGCACCTTGAGACGCAAGAGACAACGCCACTGACGCCGAACTTAAATCGAATTCAAAAAACGCGTTTGGATTCCCAACAGTCAGCAAATACACCGCGGTGTCATCCCATTCAGCCCCGGCCTGATCGGACGCTCGTAGGACGATTTGTTTAGCCTGAACTTCCGTTGCGCTGAACGACACAGACACCGAACTCCCGCCAGCCGGAGTGACCGTCGGCAACGTCGCCAAATTCGCCGCCGCGCCACCGTCCTTCTCTATTTTAAAATCTCCTGCTGCCAACGTAGGCGCGACCTTAAACTGGCCTGTTGTTCGGTCTTTTAGCTGAAGCCCAGTTAGGACGTACACCTCTCCGTATGGAATCAGATACACCATGTCTTACACTTTCCTCGTGATTTTAATGTGGTCAAAATAGTGGTGCCACGCCTTAGTCAAATCCCGCCCTGACGGCGACCCATCCCACGCCGCGGTTAACTGCATTTCATTAATTCCGTTCGGGCAGAGATTGCAGTCGATATAATTTCCGCATAACACTCCGTCCACCCACCACTTCACCGTGCCGTTTCGGCTCGTCGATGAAGTGCTTTTCTTCAAATACAACTCGATGAAGTGCCATCCGGACCCCGCGGCTATTGTCGCCGCCGCCCCGTTGACGTTGCAAGGTAAGCGCCCCGAAACACCTGTAGCATCACCGTCCCACCCCACGATGTGCGCATTGCTATATGGGCTTTGAAAATACCACTTAATTTGCTTCGCCGCTCCAGGCGCCCCGTGCCAATTCAAGAAGCTGTTATCGAGATTCGCGTCTCGAAAGAAAATCATTTTATTGGTTGTGTTCACATACCCCATGAAATCAACATTCGTGCTCCAGTACATCCCCATGTAAATCTCACTGCTCGACGGAAACGCGATCCCCCATTGCCCGTTGCCAGAATTGCTGCCCGCTGCCATGAACTCATCAAATGCTCTCGGAGGACTGAACGCCGTTCCACCCCCGCTAGGCGATGCGTAGCTCTGCGTATTGTAGACGTTGAACCACTCGGCTGGTAACGAATCACTAAACGGGGTGTCGGTTACTACAATCATGCCCGACGGCTCATTAGGCCATTGAACGCCAGTCGATGGATTGGACGCTACCACCGA